TAGTCCCGCCCCTTTTTTTGAAGTCATGTTTTGTGTCTATTCCTTTAATAAAATTACCTGTATACCCAAATCCGGCCACGGTACAGATTTTAGATCTTTCATTAGTTTGTGAGTACAGTTCAGGACAATAGACTTCTCCAAAAGATTTTTTGGAGTATAATAGCGCTATATCGCTATCGCTTGGAATCTTAGCTTCCATTTTGAAATTTTTGTTGATAATTGCTTTATCGATGATGAATTTCTTACCATTTACAAAAACAGTAATCCTAAAAGCTGGCTGAACAACATGAGCAGCTGTTATGCACCAGTGTTCATTAATGACCACACATGAACCCATACCAACCAGATTTTCGTTATCTTTGTCGATATTAGCCACTACTGGCATAACACATTTAAATCTAGATCCGTATTTTAAGAACTCAGAATCTTTTATGTCTGGTCTGTGAGTACCTGCCAATAGAAACTGAGAGAAAAAAAAGACAGACAGGCATATTAAACACGATAAAATATTAGCTTTCATAGAACACCTCTTTAATAGCTAATATTATTATACACTATTTAAACTATATTGGTTAAAATTATTAACTTAAGTTAATTGTACTACATTCTTCGTAGTACTTAAACCATTCTTCAGAATAATCGCAATTGGCATATGCCTCAAAATAAGGCCCACCTTCTGTATAATGAATATTATATACATCGTTCTTGTGTTCATACTCATCAGCAAGCCAGTTCCATTCTAAAGGAATATCTCCTATTAGACCTTCAGATTCCAGCCATTTAAACTGATGCAGTTCCAAGCCGCTAGCTTTATTAACGTAGTCTGGAGTGAGAGTATGACACTTCTTGCAGTTCATTAGCATTACTGATGACCAGTTTTTCTTTGGATAGACTGTCTGTACTTGATTGAGAAATTTAGTTTGATTTTTAGGAGTATAATTATGCTTGCAAACCTGCACAGCATATGCATCATTCCGTAACTGCCATAATTTAGCAATGTCATCAACCATCAACATATCGCAATCCATAAATAACGCCCAACCCTGATAATTCATAAGGTGTGGTATAATAAATCGACTAAAAGAAAATTCTGTAGATGACAAGTTATTCCTTTCTCTAACAAAATCATCTTTGATATTATCTAAATTGATAGGAGTTATTGCCACAGGCTTGCTACTATTTTTCAATATACTGTAAGATAATACATTAAAAGCAACCCGCTCTTTTGAATCATAGCCGATAAAAATATTAATCATTGTTTTCCTTTCGTAAATACGGTTTCTTTTACACAGTTTCCCCTTCTGTAATAATCTATGTCTTTTAATATATCAACAATATCATCATGATATTTTTTTTCTTTTTTATTTCTACATGGCAGTTCTAACACTATAACCGCTTCGTGTTGTTTTAACAATTCCAAACCTCCTAGCATAATCTCTTTTTCATGCTCTTGAGAATCTACCTTTATAAAATCAATATTCTGACCAGAGAATTCGTTAATATAACTATCTAGTGTTCTTACTTCTGTATATGTAGTAGTAAGCCTACCCTCTTTCAATACTCTCGCAGAACTGCCGTGCGTCACCCCATGAGAGTTTAAGCTAATATTACCACTTTCATCTGGGCTAGCAAATAACACTGCGTTTTTTTCTAAATGATCAGATAAAGCAAGCTCCTCCAAACGCCAATTATTAAAATTTTTCATATTCTCCTTGTAACAATCTATGTTGTCTGGATGTGGCTCAAAAGCCCATACTTGATCAAATCTCTTACATAAATCTTGCGACCAAAATCCTACATTACCACCAATATCTAATGCAAGATTCCAGCTATTAACAAAACTTAATGAATATTGTCTCTGTTTATGTTGATATTGCCATTTATTGCTATCTTTTTGTAATTGTAGAGTATGTTCAAAATGACTGTCCCATTTAGGTATGCACCATCCTTTTATTTGTTTCATTTTTTCTCCATTTTTGAGTATTTGTTTTCTGGACTTTTACCTTCTAATTTTCTATCACCTTTACAATGATCATAATACTTACCCAAAATACTACTCGCCTGTGGATGATCTCTCTTAGAATTATGAGTAATATCTATATTCTTTACACCTCGATTTCTCTCAAATTTTTTCCTAACAGTATCCCATACAAAAGAATCATGATATTCATTCAATTTGTATATTTTATCTTCGTTGTACATTTCTTGCATTTCTCTAGCAAAATTTTTGGTTTCTGGATGCTGTAAATTAAAATATAAGAAACCACATTCACTATACAACAGATATCTTCCCATATAAGCCATCATATGATCGTCTTTGTGAAGATGGTTTTTAATAAAATTTATATCAATAGGCTCGTAAAAAACACAGTCAGAATCCATGCATATAAGTCCATCAACATTCTCGTTAAGAATAGCGTGTGTATATGCATACACTTTATAGCAAAATCTTACTCCATCAAAACGAAAATTTTTCACCTGTCTGTTTGCGTTTCTATTAATAAAGCTCTTACACTCTGGAATTAAATTAAACATATTTTTATCTTCATTATATGATATAATTTCAAAAGGCCAATTATATGTATCAAAAAACCTATAAGCATATTTATTGTACAGTTTATTATTGTATGTTGTCACTACTTTAATATTCATTTATCGCTCCCATTCACGAAATTCCACGCTAACCCACTTAAAAAATCTTCCTTATTAAATTGATTTAATAGTAATGTTTTAGTTAATTGATCTCTATTATCAGGGTAAATAGGATGTTCTATTTTTGATAAATCGCATAAAGATAGAGGAAATGCTGGAGATTGAGGATGACAAAAAACAGGAATTCCTTCTTGTAAAGATTCTATAGCAGCCATAGATGTGTATGTGACGCAAGCGAAACAATTATCATTTAAATAATTTTTTATACTTTTACCATTATTTTTTTCCTTAACAATGATCTCTCGATCTGTATAACTTTTTAAAGTTGCTACTGTTTTGCGAACCCACTCTTTCTCTGTAATGCTTTGCTGTTCTATTCTTGACATAATTCTATTTGACGATGGACATACAAGAATATATGATCCGTTTTTTTTCCAAGATTTAATGGATTTTAAGTGTCTTTCTAATCCGTTATTGCGTATTCTTTGCATATGTTTTTTGTCTATTTTTGATAAGTCTTCAAGTTTATTCTTAGCAAAATTATTTTTACAAAATCTTTTCCAATACTGTTTAAAAGTGCCTCTATCATCAAGCCATAAGTATGGATGATCAAAATAATAAAATTTCTGCTTGTGTCTTATAAATAAATCTAATATTATTTCTGATCCTCTCATTAGACCTAGAATAATAGCAGGTCCACTATTCATATTAAATTTTGATAAATCTGTGCTGGCTTTATAAACGATATGATTTACATTATGTGTCGAAAAATATTTAGCTAAATATTTTACCCACATGTCTTTCGAATTGTGTTCATTTAATAATAGTTGAATACAATTATCCATCCCTAAATCTACTTTCTATTAAAGACAAACCCATGCCGCCTAAATGATTTGGTAACATGTATTTTATATTATTTTACCACACGATTCTCTAACAATGTCATTATGATTAAACTCTGCCCAGTATAATTCAAAAGCTACACCATCTTCTAACCCTTCAAATTGATGATATACACCTGGCTTTACCCTTGTAAAATCACCCGGTCCCAGTATTGTCTCGTCTACAAGATCATAGTCTTTTTGCCAAACCCTAACCAACATTCTACCTTTTTCAACAAAAAATCCGTTCCACTTAAACTCATGCTTATGCTTAGAACAAACACCGCCCTTATTGAAATTTATTCTATGGAATTCTAATACTCCGTTAGCATGAAGTAACTCAGTACCTCCCCACACTTTACCAGCTTTCATAATGTCTCCTTTGTTATACTGATGGTTCGATTTATAATATTTTTAATTCTTTCTGGTTTATCATTTATAGAAAACTGAAAATCCATAATAGTACTAAAACATTGGTCGAGTTTATCCCAATTTCTTAAAGCAGGGAACTTTCTACTTCCTTGGCCTAAAATTTCAACATCTATTCCTAGAGCCATTAGTTGATATATAATAGTACTAGATATTGTCACCACTTTTTCTGCATCTAAGCATTCTACTACGGTTTCTTGAGTGGATGTCTTATATTTGGTGACTAAATTACAGTTAACAGGATATTGATCTAATTTATCTTTAAGTCTTAAATTTAGTATAGGATGCTGGCAGAACACTATCTCGTACTGTTCTGTATCTATATTATTATCTACTATATAATTAGTGATGAGATTATCATAACTATCCAGTTTATAAAAATGAGTCATTGTACTGTCCCAAACCAACTGACCCACAAAAACAATTTTTTTCTTTGATGACTTTTTGATTAAGTTTTTATCTTGATAATATTTAGTTATAGAGTCAATGTTGTGTTGATATGTTTCTTTTTGAAAAAATTCAGGATAGAGATTAACAGAGTCAAAAGATATACCACCAGCAAATAACATAAAATAATCATCTAATTGTGATGGCATTAAATTGCGTTCTATAATAGCATAATCACAATCGCATCTCTTGCATAAGTCTATAAACCACGCACAACTTGTCTTTAAATTATTCCAAATTAAAATCTTACCTTGAAAATTTTTTAAATATTCAGCGACTATCCACGACTCTATGGCATTTTTTGGCTTCTCAGCAAGAGAAAGATCGTATAAGTTTTGTAAACAATTAACAAGACGTGATTTAATTGGACATGATAATAGCGTATTATCATCATCATATATTGCTAATTTTTCTTTTTCCATCTTGGTCTTGACTTAATTTTGTGCCAAAAATAAGCACAATCCTTTTTTACATCTTTATTATAGCTTTTATAATCATTCAAGTGACCAAACAATAGGTGACATGGGCTGGCACATAAAGTGATTAAGTTATTATAGTCTAATTCTTTAGAGGGGTCAACACTTACGGGTATTATATGATGCACTTGTAGTTTTTTATCTTTTCCGCAGGCAGCACAGCGAGGATGACTTTTAATAAAATCGTTCCTCACTGTTCGCCAGCGATATGACCTAGCAAGACTATGAAATATACTAAGTATATTAAACATATAACTATAATACCTGAGCAGCTATTAAGCAGCCTTTTGATACTGCTCTCAGAGGATCAGACGAGTGTTTGACTACTTCAATATCTAGTGGAAAATCTGCTTCTATTAATTTTTCATGTAATTTTTCTACATAGCCATCGGCTTTAGATGTTCCACCAGCGACCACTATTTTAATAGGATGTTTAAACTTAGGAAGAGCTTTGTGTCCATCTAATGCTACTGAAAGCTGTTTGGCTGTATATTCTATTAATCTTTCGTAATATGAAGATACTGCACTTAAAACAGGATTTTCGTTTGGTTCACCGACAGTAAACTCTCCGCTTTCTTTTTCTACTTGAACAACACTGTCTGGTTCACCACTGGCTACAGCACTCATTCTGTCAACCCAGTCACCAGATTTGGTTGTGCTAAAAACCACAGTAGGTTCACCATTCAACATAACACAAACATTAGTCATGCCAGCACCGCAACTAACCCCAATGCCTGTATAATCACTATCTTCTAATTCAGCATAGCATAGTGCCTCTGCTTCATTAATAGCTCTTGCTTCATAACCCACTTCAGATAAGATGTTTTTAACAACATCTTCATGGTAGCCGACATCAAAATCTTCATCTTCTTGATCTACTGGTTGAGCAGGAACGCAGAAAACTAGTTGCTCTCCCGGTTCCGATGCTTCTCCCACTACCTCTTTTAGAATATATGCAAGAATTCTTTTAGCGTCTTTTTCTTTTACTGACACCACACCTCTGTACATGGGCCTTCTTGCTGTTTCATTTCTTTCTACAGCTTTTTCTATTGCGTCTTTACCTAAGATCACAAAAGATCCGTCACTGTCTTTAATGAAAACTTTACCCTTTAAGCCTTTTTCTATCATTTTATTGGCTACTGGAGTTGATGGTTTGATGACATAAAAAGCATCTCTGAATTCAACAAAATTAATATCGTCACCATCTTGTGATGACATAACAATAAAACTAGTGCCTACGTCTAAACCTTTCATGCTTAACCTCTCATATTTTTGAGTTTATTTACTGAAGATGCAATATCGTTTTTGGATTTAGTATTTGTCCCTAACTTATCAAATTTTTTCTCTAGATTATCTGTCTTAATATCTTTATTTAACACAACTTTAGTATCGTCTATTTTTATTTGCTTAACTTTTTCAGCTTTCTTTTGTTTTTGTTTGTCGAAAAAACTCTGTACAGCCATATCTGACCCTAAAGAACCATTTCTGTTTGTAAAAGTAAAAGCCACAACAAAACCCATAGCAAACACAAAAATATGTGTAAATATTAAAACAGACACCGCCGATAGTAAATTAATGTTATTCATAGTTATGTGTCTCTTTTAAGCCATAGTATAATTACACCATTCAATAAAAAAACTCACCCCATAGGGGCGAGTTTAGTGTGTTGCTTAATATAATCAATGACGGTATTACAGGGCTTTGCTATTAATAATACGACCCTTCTGTGTCCTAATAACAAATCCGGCCCTGACCAAGAACGGCTCTATACTATTCTCAATAGTCTCCATAGATATACCAGTCATACTTGATAGACTTTTAATTCCAATTGGATTTCCAATATTCCCCTTGAGAGCATCTAGATATTTCCTGTCATTTTCATCCATACCTCTTGCGTCAATACCTTGTTCCAGAAAGATATCGTCCACATCATCTTTACCAGGATAAAAATTAGTATAACTCTTATACCATTCTAATCTAGCGTTAAGAATTCTGGGAGTACCCTTGCTTCTTTTTGCTATCTCTGCCAGATTTGTATCGCTTATATTAATGCCTAGCTTGTCAGCATTCGACCTTGCTAGTTTAGCTAACTCATCTGGAGTATAGAAAGATAGATGTTCTTTAACAGCAAACCTGTCGTAGAAAGGCTGGCTTAAACTTCCACCACTAGTAGTTGCACCGACCAAAGTAAATCTTGGGATATCAATTTCTTCTGGCTCTTTATCCATAACCACATTTGCTTTGAAATCTTCCATAACGGGATAAAGAAATTCTTCTACTATTTTTGGCAGTCTGTGTATTTCGTCAATAAACAACACTTGTTTATGTGTGATATTCAACAAATATCTCGTCATAGATTTGACGCTACGAATAGATGCTGCGTTTGCCACAACCAAGTCTGATTCTAACTCACTAGCAATAGCACAGGACATTGTTGTTTTTCCTAGACCGGGAGGCCCGTCAATTAAAACATGAGGCATAGGACGGTCATCTGTCTTTGCTCCGTGAGCAAAAATTCTAAGTCTTGTCACAACGTCAGATTGCCCAATAATATCATCAAAAGTAGTTGGTCTAAGTGTCGCCATTTTTATTTCCTTTTACCCAAAAAACAAATTCATTCTTATCATTATCAAACGCAGATTCCAATAAACCTTTGGCAACCAATCCCGAAACAGTATTGCTTACCATCCTATGATTCAATTCTGTTAAAAATATCTGGTAGTCATTTTCTTTAATAAATAAGCCAATTCTACCCGTAGTTTTATTACGTCGTTTTTTCAAGAATTGGGACATGATATTTTTTGTATCAACTAACGGAATGATTCTATCCATTTCTTGTATATGTTCATCATCCAAAGCATCCATTTCTTTTATAATCTCTTCAATGTCAAATTTTTCATCATCATTGCACCCAAATGTAGTGTATACAAAACGACGACTCCATTCTATTAATTTATTTTGGTCCGATATTTCTAGCCATTCAGTTTTCATTATTTTCCTCTAATTCAGAATATCAAACATTCCTTTGTAGTAAGACGGTTGTTTTAAAAAATATGCTGCGTGATGTGATATGTGATTTTTGTACTCTTGTTCTATTGACTGATTGATAAAATATTTTGATTTCCATATGGATTCATCTTTGGTATTGCTTCCAAGATACATAAAATATTTATCGCTTAGTTTTTTGTTATTGGTATCATTCTTTTTGCTTAGTTTTTTGTAGTTACCAAAAAGCCAGACATTATCTTCTTCGTTAACTATTTCTTTTATTGTATCAGCCAGCCACTTTTCCCACGCTGCCCAATCTATATCAAACTTTTTGGAATAAGAGGGAAATCCATAGTCATTATATTCTGGATAATAATTGTAGTCATCATCATCATAATCTTCATGCTCAGGGTCTTGATGCATTATATTCTCCAGAAATGAAGGGCTACGAGGTACAACGGACTACTACATTATACCCCGTAGCCACTTCAAAATCAACCCACACAGAACTTATCGCTAATCTCATCGGCCAGTTCTCTAGCCGCTCGACTCAAGAAATGATTCTTGCTGAACCATAGAGGTGTAGAGACTTGATTAAGGAACTCTACGGTTTTCTTTAAAAGGAACGTCTGCTGAGTGTCGGCATTTAAATCAACGCTTGGCAGAACTTTTTGTGGATCGTACACAGGCATATCAGAACCAGCGAGAGTGGCTACTGGTTGAGGTTCGCCAGTGGTTCTGTTGTCTCCATACTTATTTACTAATTCATCAACCCTATCCTGACTTAGTGTTTTAAGCACAGCTTTTGCGTGATCAGTAATTGCATGATCATTAGACACTGGTAATTCTTGACTATGAGATGCCTCAAAAACAATATCAGCAACTTTACGATGCCATTTTCTTTGATCTTGATAACTCATTTTTTCTATCGGAGTACCATTAGCAGCAGCCTCGTCGGACACTAC